AAAAAAGGTTGCTAGGAGATAGGTCCAGAACTATACAACCTAAGTATTCCTATGGCACAATCGCAGTTGATCGGAGAAATACATGATCGAAACAGAGGATAAAGTTCTGCTGGAGTTCCCGGTTCTGTGGGAAGGATGGGACTGTGACTCCAAGGCATGGGTAATGGAGCGAGCGGACGGTACGCGCTACCTTCGCATGACCAATCACGGAAGGCCATACGAATCGAACCCGAAAGCATTGAACTCTCGCATTGATGAGTACGAGAGGGTGCTTATGTTGACTCGCAACGCTACGCAGTTGCTGAAACGCAGCGCAAACGATTGATTTTGTTGTTTACACAGGAGAAACACATGAAACGACTTTTTATCGCAACATCTTTTGCTGCATCAGCCTTTGGCGTCCACTCTCATGAAGTTGATGTGAGTTTGAGTGGTTACTCTTTCGTCCCTGTCGAACGGGCGGTTTTTAACTCCCAATCGTTTCCTGCTGGAAAATATGAAGGCATCGTTGATGTTGAAGAATTTGAAGCCTGGTGCGCTGAAGAGACCCAGACGTTGAGATTCAATGTCGATTATAAATATGATCTGGTCGATGCAACTCCAAGCCCAACGACTTCGATCTTGCAGGCCATTGGTGCTTTCGATCTCGACGGCAATGTAACCAACGCGACTGAATCTGCGGCGGTGCAACTCGACATCTGGAGAGTTTTGGACGGCCAACAGCCGCTGCACAACTACGCTCAGAACAGTTCGGTCAAGGTCCACTACCTGCGCAATCAATGGCACCAAGACCTTGTGTACTTCACGGGAGTACAAGAGCCGACGACGTTGGCCCTGTTGGGTGCAACACTGATCGGCCTGTCCCTGCTTCGCAAGAAATCATAAGGAACTGCGAATGGGAACTAACTATTATCTCTGCAAAGACGACAGACGTATTCACATAGGCAAGAGTAGCGCCGGCTGGTGCTTCTCACTGCATGTGATCCCGGAAGAAGGAATAAACACACTGGATGACTGGGTATCTTTGTGGGGCCAGCCGGGCATGCAGATTGAGGACGAATACGGGCGAGTGATCGACATCGAAAACATGTAACGTATAATTACAAAAAGATCGTTTATGCAGTTTTTCGGGACATTTGACTACACTCACGATATTGCGCAGCCTGGACCAAACGGCTTACTTCGGTTCCAAATCAGTAATCACTGTGTAGCCCATGGAGATGGTACATGGGATTGCATTGAAGGTGATTTTTCATAATGAGGTTTTGTGTGCGCAAAGGGGGAAGTGACAATTGGTTGCTTTCCCCTCAATCTGGATTGTTCAGCGGAATTGTTGTTGCTGAGGCAGATTGCGTAAGCCTGCGTTCTGTGGAAGTGTTTTGCAGAATACTGATTGGTGAAGTCAGAGCCACGTGGGGCGTTTGCTTAACAACGGAAAGCGTCATTGACGACAACGAAACACGCCAAGGGCTAAGGCTCAACATGCCTTTCAATACCAGCAATTTCCAGTTAATACATCTGGACTATGACGGGTTTTTGGACTCTAGCCGGAGGAAGATTGTTTGCGCGCAAAAAGCATTGTTAATGCACCATCGTGTTTATATGAGTGAGGTCCAAATAAACAATGAATCAACCAACCAGTATTGGTAGCAGATCACTATTGAGTGTGGGCGAAGCTTGGGCTCCGATGCCGGACATTGCTAGCTCAGCCAGCGTTGTCGAGCAAATCTTTTGTGTTGACCGAGCCAAATATAATCTGTTTTGGCTGGCTGAACCGAGGCTTGACACAGAAGGAATCGTGGCTGCAAGGCGCAATCCGATTGCAGAATCAATCATCAAGTTTATGACTGCAGACCTGCGAGCGCAATGCATCCAACTGCCTTCTATCTTTATGAAATGGTGGGTGGCTCAAAATCACAGGGACATGATCATTACATCTCAATGGCCCGGAAACTACATGGATACCATGAGGAGCAGGCTTGGCAAAGCCCAGGCCAACGCTTTGAGTTTCAAAGAGGAGGATAACGTTGTCACCATCAACTTTCGTAGGAGAGCGTAATGCCTGGCTGTAGAAACACACTGCACAAAACAAAGCTGGAAGCTTTTAAGGCCTGGCTCGACTCCAAATGGATACCTTATAGAGAAGGCAAGGGCGAGTGGCAGGTATTGCAGGTATGCACTGACGAGTATGGTTGGCAGTGTGTTTCAGCAAACTGAACGCACCAGAGCACTTTTCAGTAAACGAGAAGCTGATGCCGACTGTTCGCAAATTTCTAAATGAGACAAAGGAAAAAGGAAAAAGCATGGTTAGCAGCACCGATCACGACATTTACGGACTCACTTACGAGCAAAAGGTATTGTTTATTGACAACCTCTCGCGAGTTGTTGGTAAACCTAAAGAGAGAACCGATACGGGCAGTTTTTACCCGTGGATTGTGTCTCTGGTGTTCGCTACAGACTATCAAAAGGGCGAGGCGTATAGGCTCACCATTGAGGATCAGAGCGATGTCCTGTGAAAAAGAATTCGACCCTGTGTCGGCTCGCATTGACGAAGTGCGGAACCTGAAGCAGTTACTGTTCAGGTGCCTGCCTGACTTGAACATGCGCCTCAAGGGCTTTCGACAATGCTGGCCCGGAGAACAACTCAATCACGAGTCTCTGAAACTTTCAAATCTGATTGAAGAAATTAAGTGTGCAATTGAATGATTCTCCCAGCCCGCACTCCTTAGTGCTGGCCCATTACGATTTCCCCTTCGAGTTGTACCCGTATCAAATCGAAGGGGTTAATCTTTTGGCCGGTCTTCCAAGGTCCGGGCTGTATCTACAGCCCGGACTTGGGAAAACTGTCGTGGCCACTTTTTGTGCTCTTTACAAGCGCATTATTGGAGAGTCGGATATAACTCTCGGAGTCATGCCTCCGTTGTTGGTGGCTCAATGGGCACGTTGGTTGTCCAAGGTGAAGCCCAAAAACGGAGCGCCGTTAAGGGTTGCCCGCTACGAAGGCTCTCCTGCACAACGAAAAAAAGTTTCGTTTGAAGCCGATTTCGTGCTAACAGGCCTGCAGTTATTCAAGAGAGATTTTGAAAGAATGGCTGACGAGTTCTGTAAGCATAAAGTTTTCACATTCCTAGACGAGGCTCAATGTATTAAATTCGTAGGCACAGAAAGCTACCGCACCTTTAGGGATTTTGTTGAGGATCGCGGGGCGCAACTTTTAACAGGTACGCCTCTCAATGTCCCGATGGACGGTTACGCTTTTATAAACATCATTTCTCCAGGCACGTATCGAAACCTGCTTCATTACACAGAGACCCATGTGGTTGCTGTTGACATCTTTGACGCCCCGACTGAGTACAAAAACCTCGACCTGCTGCGAGACAACCTGTTGCGCAATTCGTTTCTAAAAACAAAGGAAGATGTACTGAGCGACCTGCCGGAAGCGATTGTGGCTGAGATTGAGTACGACCTTGATAAAAAGCACTACGAGTTGTACAAAACACTCAGTAACGACAAACTGTTAGAGTTGCCGGATGGGCAGAAAATTGACGCTACGCAGGTCACAGCCCTGTACCATGCTTTGGGCCAAATTGTTTGCCAATGGCACCATTTTTCTGGAGAACCGAAGTTAAAATCAAAAATCTACGACTTAATTGAAGAAGTCCTGAACGAGCTTGGGTCCGAGAAGTTGATCGTGTTTTCAAACTATCAACGAACCAATGAAGAGATTGTCAGGCGCTTCGGCTGCCCTGGGATATGGGGGCAGATACCGCACAACCAAAAGCTGTTGAACCAGGCCCGGTTTCTTGAGGACGACAAGTGCAGGCTGATAGCCATGCACCCGCAGTCTGGAGGGGTGGGGCTCGATGGGTTCCAGCACGTCTGCCGGGACGTGCTCTACGCCGAGCCTCCCATCACTCCCAGCCACTGGACCCAGTCACTGAGTAGGGTACATAGGGAAGGGCAGAAAAAGGCCGTCACGGTGCGCATGGCCGTTGCCAAGGGCACTCTGCAGCGGCACCTAGTCGACAGGCTTTCCGAGAAAGAGGCCCTGATCCAGCCTGTTCAAGGGGCAAAAGCCTACCTGACGCGAGAAGAAATAACGAGGTTGATCTTTGGAGGAAGCTGACAAGTTACTATTCAATGTGCAAAAGTTGGGTTCGCAACTTGACCATCGACCTGGCAGCGAGTAACCTTGGAGGCCCTGCTTGGCAGCAGGGCCATTTCATGACGGGAGAATAAACCAGCCCCAGTGCCGCCCCCTCATGCGGTCTGCCAACACCTTTCTGGTGACTGGGGCTGGTTTATCCTCTGTCGACTACAGGACAAATCGCATGGCAATGTACATGTTCTGGCAAGCGGAACCAAAAACAGTTTGGATTCCGGCTCTCGCCACTGAGCGCGATACACTAATAAAAACCAATAAGCCAGCACTTGTCAGTGTGCTGGACGTTGACAACAGTTTTGATACCGATCTGACAGCTGAAGATGTTCGGGGCCTGCGTTATTCTGGCCCTTTCTATATTGACTTTGATGCGGAAAATATAGAAGAAGCAACTACCCAATTTCAACTTTGCTTATCCAGCTTAAAAGCCAAAGGTGTTAACCTGGACATGCTCAGGCTGTACGCAACTGGCAAAAAAGGCTATCACATTGAAATCCCACCCCAGATGTTTATGGGGAAGATGCCGGCAACTGGAGTAACCAACCTGCCGCACATCTATAGAGAGATGGCCCATTCCCAGACGATTTACGTTGACACACTCGACCTTCGTGTATATACACAAGGTCGAGGGCGTATGTGGAGATGCCCCAATGTAAAGCGCGAGGACAACGGAAAGTTCAAGGTGCAGATTTCTGCAGAAGAAGCCTTGAGCATGACTCCAGATACATACAGCGTAATTTGCTCATCTCCACGCAGCCCGCTTCCAATCGAGGCCCCGACATTAAATGCGGAACTCGGCCTGCTTTACGCCCAAGGCAGGGACAAGGTAGATAAAGCTGTTGCGAAAACAAAATCAAGAAATAGCAAACCAAATCAGCTTTTGCGCTTCAAGGGTGAATGGCCTGAAACACTCGAAGGTGTATTGAACGGCGTGCTGGTCAAACCCGGAGTCGGGTGGAATTATATTTCGATGCAGTTGGCCGTTGTTGCGTCCGAACTCGGAAAAACAGAGGAACAACTGTTGTCCGACGCCTCGGGTGTGATAGAGAGTCACGAAAGCGATTCTGGTAGGTACAACACCCCGGCAAAACGCAGGAAAGACCTGCGCAGCATGTTCAGGTACATTTGCGGAAATCCTTGTGTGGAATACTCAGTAGGGGCTATCATGGCCCTGCTCATTCCAGAAGCGAGGCGCAACGCCGACATTGCCATGGGTGAGTTCGTGCCGGACGAGCCGTCTGCAGACACAGAATGTAACCAGGAAGGCTCGGTACAGCAGGAAGGCTCTTTAAGATTGACCAAGGCTGGTGTGTTTGCTAGAGTAGACGAAGGTTACAAGAACATCTGCGACCTGGGTATGCAAAACCAACTGATAATGGGCAAACTTGACGGCGATCAGGTGGGGTACGAAATAGACGTAACACTTGATGGTAAATCAAGAGGAAAGCGATTTCTTCCAATGAGCGCGCTAGCTTCAAGGGCCGCGATGAACAATTGGAGTTTGTTAATGGGAGCTTCGATGAGAGGCACTGACTCACAAGTCGCCAGCTTGGCAGACTATTTCCGTAAAGGGGCCGAGACCACTGTTTATGCTGTGGAACGTGAAGGGCTCGACCTTATCACACCTCCAGGTGCGATGTCTTCTGATGATGAAGATATCATTTGGGCCGCAACAGATCAGGTTACGTGTCTGCGCCCTGGCGTAACTTATCGTTATCACGGTATGCACAACGACAGCGGCACGTACAGAACAGACCTGATGCATGCCCCGGACCTGTCATTGGACGATGCCAAGTACATTGACGACTTGTTTCAAATTAACTCAACGCAGAACGTGGCAAAGTTGATCGGGTGGTTCAGTGCCGCTTTCCTTACACAATTGATACGGAAGAAATTCAAGAGGTTTCCGATTCTGCAATTGTTCGGTCAGGCTGGAGCTGGAAAGTCCATGACCATGATCCTTTTGAATCACATGCACTATCACATGGTAGAACCCAGGCAACTGTCTGTTGCCGGAATGACTCAATTCCCGATCATCGCTGCTGCAGCAACAAGCGCTTCTTTGCCACTAATCTTTGAGGAAGTAAAGACGCGGCAGATTTCAAAAAGCATGATCGACTTTCTGCAGTCCTTGATGCGCTCAAACTACACCGCCGACCAGTTGGCTAGGGGTTCAATGGGCAGGGACAAGTCTGTTAAAGAACTCACAGTAACCAACTACAACAACGGTGCCCCCATCGCTTTTGTAGGTGAGGCATTGGAAGACCAAAGCGCTTTGCTGGAAAGATGTATTGTCGTCGCCTTGAGCAAATCAGATAGGTATGGACGCGACGGCTATTTCAATCGTTGTCTGGACGATGCAACCAGAATGGGTAGAATAGGTAAAGCCTTGGCGTTATCCGCTCTATCCCTTGACAAGCCGGCGCTTTACAATCAACTAAACGCTAATTTCGCTGCGGTTAGCGGTAAAGTTGCACAGTCCATGGCAGATGATGCCACACGCCCAGCCTTTAATCTGGCCGTTGCTTTGACCGGGCTTGATTTTATGAGCAGCACCTTGTCTAGGGTTTTTGGCGATCTGTTTGTAAGTCGAATCGAAGAGATGAAGGCATCGATTCTCGACAACGTCATGGATAGCATTCCGAGGAACTTGTCTGAAGTTAGCCGTGTCCTCGACACTATGGCCAACCTGTCTCGTCATAGTAACGATGACGTTCGTATGGAAGAGGGTGTTGAGTATGTTGTGTCTGAAGATGGCACATGGCTCGAACTCAAGGTGCGCGCAGCGTTCGACAAGTACGTGAAGTACCAGAGAAGTCTCGGCCTTGAAGTGCTGTTTGATTCGCATAACGCGTGGCAAACCGCACTTGTTAACTACGGTGGTACTACGCAAAGGGCAATGCCAGGAAGTATGCTTTATGATTCGCCGAGAGCTGTTGTGTTCAAACTATCCACAGCCTATTTAGACAAAGAGGGCGTGGATTCTTTTCACTCTAGAGAGGTAAACAGTGGCAAGCCAAGAATACGTGCAGTTAATTGAAGATTGCGAACATGACCAGTCTAAGCTGACGGACTGGGAGTTAGGATTTTTGGACAACATCCGATGCCTTCTGGAGAGGGGCCTCGAATTCAGTGACAAGCAGGCCTCGACCCTCGAAAGCATCTGGGAGCGCGTAACCAGGGAGTCGTATCGGATCAGCTAACCAACATTGAAGGAGTAGAACCATGCGTCCAAGTAGTTGACATCAACTGTTTTGCTGCTACAATGCAGCCTGCATCACATCAGAACCACAACCAAACCATCGAAAGGAACCACAATGGGACTCAAGAACCAACCCGAATTTGAAGCTCAAGAAGAAGACATCTACACCCCGGCCCCAGAAGCAAGCTCCCCCGAAACGGCCAACCGCACGGCCGAAGAAGCAAAACCGGAGCAAGCCGGAACAGCTGTAGCCAAGGCCGCCTCGACTCAAGTTGGGGAAGCCAAGAAGTTCAAGGTGGCATTCGTCGACAAGAACAACGTGTTTGACACGCAAACTGTCGAGAGCCTGGCTTTGGCAACCCCCTCCATCAAGGGCGAACAGGGCTCCATTTTCATGGGCGATGTTGACATGGGCAGTTCGATCCATGTCGAACTCATCTCGTTCAACCATCGCTGGGCGATTGGCTCTGGCGAAAACGACGCAGAAGCCAAGGACTACTTCAAGGTCAGCTATGACAACCTCACGATCAGTGGGGAAAACAAGACTGTCGAAGACTATATCAACGAGTTGAAAGCGAAGGGCTTCAAGAAAGCCAAGAAGTCCCCGTATATGGACCTGTGGGTTTTCGTTGTCTGGAGCGAGAAGAACGGCCCTGTTCCGCTCGAAGATCGGCAATTGGCCCGCCTGCAATGCTCGCAAACCAGCATGGGGGCATTCACTGCTTTCAGCACGACTCGTGGGTTGCTTGAGAAATCCGGGGCGGCGAAGCCGCTTGAAGTGATTGGCGTGCGGGCAATGAAACGTGTGTCCGGCACCAACAAGTACACCAATTTCGAGTTTTTTGCTCCTAAACCCTGATGCGTTATGCCATATTGCAGATGTGGTCCGCTACGGCGGGTGCACTGAGCCCGAAGCGATAGGGTAATCTGCTAAGTCGCGGGGCGGCTACATTGCTGTAGCCGCCCATCATTAAAGGAGTGTTGCCGTGCGATTCTTTCTTGCTGACGTTGAAACTACCGGCCTAAAAACTACAGACAAAATCTGTGAGTTGGCTTGGCTTGAGATAGATAGCGAGTTCAACGAAATCAACGGTGACACGTCGCTTATCAATCCAGAAATCCCGATTCACTACGCGGCAAGCGCTATCAATGGGATCACAGACCAGATGGTGGCAAGCGCTCCGACAATTGACGAATACATGGTTGCGTCTAACTTTCCGCTCAATTGGAAAGATGCTGTTTTAATTGCACACAACTGTGCGTTCGACCATCGCTTCTTGAGAGATTTCATGCATGAGGGGTGCCGCACCTTATGTACCATGAAAGCGGCCAAGGTTGTTTATCCTGACGCCGACAACTACAAGCAGGTCACTTTGGCTGCAATGCTCGGTATCAAAGTGGCTCGTGAGAAGGCTCACTCTGCCGATGGTGATTTGGATGTTTTGCTCCAGCTTTTGAAATGCCTGTGCAGGGATGCGCAGTGCGATCTGGAAGGCTTGCTGGATATTCAAAATGTCCCGCGCAAGATCACGACATTGAAGTTTGGCAAGAAGCACTACGGGAAAAAGCTGGAGAACGTTCCGAAAGACTACGTCGAGTGGATGCTGAGGGAGTGCAAGAACCTCGATCCAGATTTACGTGCGGCTCTTGTTGCACTGTAGTAAACACTGTTGTACAATTCGTTTGTTTCACAACTTCACAACTTCATCACTCAACCGAAAGAGGCAAATACCATGGCAACTCAAATCACCAAGTTCGCAGACAACGCTGGCAAACTGTTCGACACCGAAGCAGAAGCTGACGCCAGCAACGCAAAGGCCACCAACCAGGCTGTTGTCGAAGAGTTCGTCAACACGCACTTCCCGATCAAGCAGGGCGCGACCAAAGGGAACCCGCACGCCGGCACAGCCAAGAAGGCGATCTACCTCTGGCTGGCACGCCAACAAGCCGTGACGCTCGAAGCCTGAGCAGCCTGACTCACGATACACCAGCCCCGGCAAATGCCGGGGATTTTGCATGACAAGGGACAACGTAATGGATATCGAAACGTACAGTGAATTGGCAATTCGCACAGCAAGAGGTGGGACTATGATGGACCACGTGTTACACGCTTCGCTCGGCATTGGTGGAGAAGCCGGAGAAGTTCTGGACCACGTCAAAAAGGTGCGCTTTAACGACAGGCCGCTCGATGTTGATCACATCGTAGCTGAATTGGGTGACATCATGTGGTACATCAACCTCATGATTCAAGGGCTAGGCCTGACATGGAGCACGGTTCTTGACAAGAACATTGCCAAGCTTGAGGTTCGCTATCCCGATCTCAGGTACGACTCCGAAAAATCACTTAACCGCGACGTTGCTGCAGAAAAGGCGGCTATGAGGGCAGTTTAATGTCTGCCGTTGAAGACCTGAAGACACAACTGGGCTCAACGCTTCGGTATTATTCAAGCTGCGGAAGGCGTGGCCCCAGCATTGTCACGCTAGAAACTTTGCCAATGATAACCGACAAAACATGGCGCGGCATTCCTTTATGTCGCGCCATGTCACCACCAGTACCGTCGACTGCTGTAGAAACAGAGCAGTTGTTCGATCTGTGGTTGTGGCCTGTGCTGCGCGGTGAAGGCATGTTGACGGATGAGTTGGAAGAAGCCAGTTCAGCGGCCTTAGTGCGGTTCATTACAAAGGTCGAAGGCTTTGAGGAGCGCACGGTGCGTTTGCTGTACGCACTCAGCAATGCGGATGGGGCTATGCTAGCCCATGACAATTCAAGCATTCTTGTGCATCACGAGGACAAAACTTTTGGTATAGCACGAGGGCGTGTCACATCCAAGTTCTGCAGCGGCATGGCCATTGATGTTGATCACAAGAGAATCCTCAGCAACCATACAAGCGTGAGAGTTGGTACCCGCGAGTTTGTGTACTTGTGGTATGAAGCTTATCGGCGCAAAGAAAACCTTGTTGAGCCGCTGACAGCTTTGTGGCAAAGTAGCTACATCATGTTTTGGTCAAAGCTGGTAACAAACAGGGTCAAGAAAAAGCCACCGACAGAGAAGCAGTTCGATTACTGGATTGGCACACTTGAGAACACACTCGAAGACCCGATGTGGAAGATGTTCAAGATTCTTGTGCCGAAATGGATGACAAAAACTACGTTCACTAGGACCTTTGGGAACCTTTCGAGTAGAAAGGACAATCCAAGTGACACAGTCAGGCAGTTTTGCATAAATAAGCTTTGTTTGTGGTTTAACGAAAGACTGAAAGGAAATTAAATGCTGATCGCTTTAACAGGTAAGGCGGGTAGTGGCAAAAGCACTGTTGCCGATATTCTCGATAAGGAATACAAATTTGTACAGATTCCTCTTGCCGATCCACTCAAGGAAGTTGTATCTTATCTGTTCGGCTTGACAGACGAACAGAAGTGGGACAGGGAACTGAAAGAGACTGTTATCTCACGCTGGAGTTTGTCGCCTCGCCAGATGTTTCAGCAGTTCGGCGACGCCATGAAGGAAAAGTTCGGAGAAGATTTCTTCGTTAAAATATGGGACACGTACTACGACCATTGGTCGAATCGAAACGTGGTTGTTCCTGACTGTAGGTTTGATGTAGAGGCCGAAAGATTTAGGGAGATGGGCGGATATATAGTCGAGGTTGTACGTGGAGTCGGTCTTTCAGGCTCTACAGGGCAACATCGGTCTGAATTTGGATTGAGCACGTTACCTGATTTTACAATTGACAACAGGGGCGACCTTGATCTGCTTAGAGTCAATGTAGCTTCAATGTTGAACGAGCTTCCAAATGAGTGAGTGGTTTCCAGAAGAAGCGCCGAATTTTACAGACGTAGTCGACCTTGGTAATTATTTTGCTGAGTTGCATAACTCAAAATCGGTGGCTGCCGCCAGGGCTTTGGCTGCGCCAGAGCAGAGTCAACTAGAAGACGGCTCGTGGCCAATTACAGAGTGTGTCGATTGCGGAGAGGAAATAGAGGCCGGTCGTTTGGCTGCTGCCAGAGTAAGGTGCTTTTCGTGCCAGAGCCACAAAGAAAGGAAAGAAGGTAAACGCCTTGGGTACAGATGAGATGAAACAAATCAGGGACTCTGCGATTGAAACTATGAAGCGCAGTCTTGATTCAGTAGAGCCTATTGACGCTTCACATTGGTTGCTGAGCATTGTAGCTTTGCCAGTATTTGTTCGTGAAGTCATCAAGGCTGCGTTTGCGATGGTTTACGTGTGTTTGAAATCAATGTTGATTTTGCCATTCACAGCCTTCAAGCTGTGGCTTGATATGATCTGCATCATATACTGGTATCTTGGTCAAATCGTTGATAGGATGTCGAAAAAATGACAAAAGCCTCGGAAGAAGTGAACTGTCTGGCGTTCGATTCTGGTTATTGCGTACACCATCAGGCACCGGAGAGGTTTTTTGGAAAGCCAAGGTGCATTCTGAAAGTCCCAATATCGGACCCACGAGTACCTAGAGGCTGCGCACTACAGTACAAAGTTACAACTTCAGGGTTTGTAACATATCCGGTGAGGAAATCCAAATGAGACTTCTTATTGATATGAGCAGCCTTTTGTGGCAATCACTGCTGACATCGAAAGACGAAGAGTTCGGAACCACGGTCGAGCACGATGGCAAAACAGTGCATGTCAACGGATGGCAGCACGGCTACGAGTGCGCAATCAACCATCTCGTTTCAGTAATGACCGAGCTTGAAGTAAACCCAGTAGACTGCATTTTTGTCTGCGAGGGCGAGTATTCAAAGGCTAGGCGTAAAGCGATCTACGACGGATACAAAGCCGGTCGAGACTCCCGCCCTCCTGCCGCATACGAGCAGTTTGCGATATGCAAGGACAAGCTGACATCTGCATTTTTGAACCTTGGCGCACAAGTCGTTAAGCAAGACGGGGTCGAGGGCGACGATGTCTTGGCCTTCTTGGCAAAACATCTGAAGGGCGAGATTGTCATCCTGACAACTGACGGCGACATGGCCACTCTGATTGACGACAGGGTGTCTCTGTGGCGCGGAGGTTGCCTGACCAAGGCAAACCCATACGGACCCTTCCTGCACAAATACATCCCTGTGTATAAGGCCCTTTGCGGGGACGGTTCGGAGTACAAAGGGGCTTCAGGCTTCGGGCCAAAGAGCTTTCTCGACCTCCTGGTCTGGGCCGGAGAGCCCGGCTTGGCAGCGCTCGAAGGAATGATAAAACGTCGGACGCTGGAAGAACTCTCGGACGATGTTGCTGAATTTAAACCGGCAAAGAAAATCATGGAAAGTGCCAAGCACGTGTACGAAAGTTACGAATGCGCCATTCTTCACGACGAGTGGGTTGATACGAAACGTCAACCACTTCAAATTACTATAGGAGAAGTTGTGAGCAAAGAAGCTGTTGCAGACAAGCGACTTCTTAAGTTCATTGAAAACCCTAGTCCGAAAACAGAAGATCAGTCCGATTGGCTTGACATCATTCAACCCAAAATCTTACTTAACAAGAACCACGCCGTATATGACTGCGAGCTTATCGGAAATCGCTGCCCTGTATTCCTTGTTTGTTACGAGGTGGTTGAGACCGGCGAAACCGGTTCTTTTTGGCACCATGAGCCCGGAGACATGGATCGCCTTTTTGCAACACTTAAGAGAGAAGACCTGACTTGGATCAGTTTCAACGGCAACAACTTTGACGTACCTGTGATTTCCGCTGCGATCTCTGGTAAAAGCGTCTTTACGTTAAAGGAAATTGCAAACGAGATCATTCTCAGGGGTGGAAAGTCCTGGGAAATGTCGAGTATGTTCGACTACGATCATGTCAACTTCGACCACATCGACCTTATTGAGGTTGCCCCTGGAGTTCGTACTTCCTTGAAAGCTTTTGCCGGCCGCATGGGATACAAGACTATGGTCGACCTTCCTTTTGAGCACGACCAAGACCTTGACCCTTCCGATATGGAAGTTCTGGAGTCGTATTGCAAAAACGACCTTGGTGTTACAAAGGCTCTGTTCAACAGACTCAAGCCTGAAATTGAACTCAGAAAAGAGATGAGCGCCGAGCATGGGATCGACCTGCGCAGTAAAAGCGATGCTCAGGTCGCAGAGGCTGTGCTAAAGAAAGCCGCGAACATCAAAGGCAGGAGCACGGTTCACCCATCGCATGTTAGTTACACAACCCCGTCCTTCATTGAAACGAACAGCTCTGTAATAAACGAATTGATTGAAAGGTTGAACAGAACCAACTTTTCAATTAACATGGCTAACGGTCAGGTTGAAGCTCCTGCTTTTTTGAGTGAGCCAATTGAAGTTGATGGCGGAACATATCAATGTGGCATCGGCGGGCTTCACAGCACCCACGACAAGAAGCTGTATGCTGAGGCTTCGGAAGATGTTTTGATCAGCGACTTTGACGTGGCGTCCTACTACCCAAACATCATGTTGAATGCCGGTTTTGTTCCTCACTTTGAAGGCGGAGGCGGTCCAAGGTTTATTGCCGCCTACCGGGATATATACGAAAAGAGGATTGAAGCCAAGCATGCTGGAAATAAGAAGGTCTCAAACGCCCTCAAGATTTCCCTGAATGGCACTTTCGGTAAGCTCGGCAGTCCGTACAGCGCTTTCTATTCACCAGACATGATGCTGGCCGTAACGCTGACTGGACAACTGAACCTGCTATGCATCATTTACGATCTCGGATTCAACGCAAACGTAAAGGTTCTGTCTGCAAACACGGACGGTGTCACTGTCCAATATCCCCGCAAGTATCGCGACAGGGTGTTGCGAGTGTTCACTCGCAATCACGCAAGAACAGGTTTTGAATACGAAGAGACGCATTACAAAACAATCGCAATGAAGGATGTGAATAACTATATTGCGGTCACGGCGGTTTGTAAAGGCTCCGGTGAGGCAAAGCAAGACGGGCTGTATGAAGTTAGGACTTCTGGTGAGGTAAAGAGAAAAGGTCTCTACGCCGAAGCTGGCCTGATGAAAAACCCGACCATGCAAGTTTGCTCAAACATGGCTGCGGACTATCTGAAGTCAGGGGTTTTGCCAAGTGAGGCTATTGAAAACTACACAGATATCAGAGACTTTGTAGCAATAAGGGCTGTGAGAGGCGGTGGAATTCAATACGACTCCCTTGTCGAGGTCGATGACTGGGTGCAGGTTAAACCGGGAGAGTGGTACAGGCAGGCCTGGCTGGACGATGGCGTTAAAAAATCGACCGTGAAAAGAAAGTCGCCGCCAAACCCAGTGCTCGTCGGTACTGGTGGGATTAAGTTCGGCAGGATTGCTCGCTGGTACATGTCAAATCTTCAATCGACGCGGCCCTTAACAATCAACTACGTCGGCAGCGGCAATAAGGTGCCTAAAACTGACGGCGCTATGCTGTGCATGACGCTGCCAGATTCTTTGCCGGACGATCTTGATAAAGAATGGTACATCAAAGAGACTTTCTCAATGTTTAAGGACATGGGAGTCCCAATCTGAACAAAGGACAAGGTAAATGACAATGCTCTGTTTGTCGAACAAAAAGTGGCTCGGCAGAGACATTACTCTGGACGAGGCTTTGGATGTATTGTTGCCAGAAAGCTATAACGAAGAAGGTAGGCTTGAGAGTCTGGAAGCTGAACTGAAAAGAGTAAAATGGGTGTTGCGAACCATTCTCAGCACAGAACAGATTTTGTTTCTGATAAAATGCAACGGATACCCTGACGCTGTTTTGTGCAATACACCGCCAAAGAACTGAACCATGGCCTCCTATTACAACGAAATAGACCCGTTCGCAGCCAAGTGGTTGCGTAATTTGATTTCTCTCGGTGTTATAGCTGCCGGGGATGTAGATGAAAGGAGTATTGAAGATGTCCTTCCCTCGGAATTGTCAGGATACACGCAGTGCCACTTCTTTGCAGGAATCGGAGTCTGGTCCCATGCCCTCAGAAAAGCAGGATTCGATGACGACAGAGCAATCTGGACAGGTTCATGTCCGTGCCAACCTTTCAGCGAGGCAGGCAAGGGCCGAGGGCATGCTGACGAGCGGCACTTATGGCCGGCGTTTTTCCATCTCATCGAACAGTGCCGCCCTCCAGTTGTCATTGGGGAACAAGTTGAAGGAGCAGTTAAGCACGGCTGGGTCGATCTTGTACAATCTGACCTGGAAGGTGCTGGATACTCCTTCGGGTTTGCGGGGCTGCCTGCTGCGTGCGTCGGTGCGCCGCACATCAGAGGTAGACTGTTCTGGGTGGGTAACTCCAACCACAAGGGATTGGAAGGACACCCCGGGCATGGCAACGAAACAGGGCGACAGAACCAGGCTAGACCAACTGCCGAGACAAGCGGCTCAGTGCACCGGCTGGGTGACTCCGACAGCAATGGACGGGGTTCGAGGGGGATTACCTCCGCGCCCTCACGATACGGGAATCCCGTTGACACAACAAGTAGCAGGATGCTCAACCCAGATCGGGGAAATGGGTTTTGGGAGGATGCTGAATGGGCGTATTGTAGAGATGGAAAGTTCCGCCCTATTGAACCCGGCACATTCCCGCTGGCTCCTCGGTCTCCCACACACATGGGACGATGCCGCGCCTACGGAAACTCGACAGTTTCTCAGGTAGCGACCGAGTTTATAAAGGCATGCAGTCTCGTTTAATGTCAATGGTAGAGGTTGCCACCAACATTGCAATAGGGTTGGCGGTTTCCTTTATCAGCCAGATCGTTATTTTTAGGTTGTACGACATTCACATTTCTGTAATGCACAACGTAGAAATAACGCTCTGGTTCACTTTAGTTAGTATCGTGCGTAGTTATTTGGTACGACGATGGTTTAATTCCATGAGGGCCATATGAAGATAAAAATAGATGACTTTGCTGTAGTTAAATTGACTGATTACGGAAGAAAGGTTTTGGCTGACTGGGTGCCAAGTTACTACGAAACCTCGGTGTATTCCGTAGAACAATTGTTCCCAACTAGGGCTAACGGCCGTACTCAGTTCGCCCTTTGGGAATTAATGCTTATCTTTGGGAAAGAGTTGCGACCAGATCAACCAAAGTGCTTCGATGACACATTTGAACTGGAACGCTGCCAAAGAGATATTTTTTATGATGTAAGGGATTCTACAAAATGAAAAAGTATTCAATTGAATGGTGGAAGAGTCTGACAGGGGCTCAAATCGGCAACGAAACTGAGGAATTGGTTGAAGCTGTTCTAAAGAAATGGAACACCAGTGTGAGGTTTGCGTGGCATCGTTTGCCGGATACAAAAGCAGCCAGGTTGTCGACAATCAGCGCGCAGCCAGCGGACTATATGTATCGTTGCGGAACGCACGCGGGTTTCATCGAGGTCAAAGCCTTGGCCCACGCTTATCGGCTGCCCAAGGCGAATCTATCGCAACTGCCGACGTTGCATAAATGGGAGTTGGCAGGCAGCGACGACGTGCTGCTAGTGTTCCATTATCTTGTCGGAGAATGGCGAGCGATTGATCCTAGATTGTTGGGTACCGGCGTTCCTTCGTGGGATTTGAGTGAATACCGCACGCATCAAAATGTAGAAACTGCATTGCGAAGTATCGGATATTTCTCGTGATAGATCGGAGACCTTGCATGTACTGCCAGCGGTTGAAACCGGCCGACACTTTTCATTTAGTTGCCAGAGGTCGCGGAGGGAAAAACAGAGTGTATCAATGCGACGATTGCTTCCAGGCCAGAAAGACACCTGAGAAAAGCAAAGAGCGACTTAAAACGCTGATCGAAGAAAACGTAGCATCCAACAAATCTGCATATAGAACCGTTACTAAGTGAGGTTAAAATGAAACCAATGTTGGCTTATTCGATCGAAGACACGAGCAAAATCAAATTCCCGGTTTTGGTTAGTCAAAAGCTAGACGGTATCCGCTGTCTGATTGTAGACGGTCTTGCCGTTTCTCGTAGTCTGAAACCAATCAGAAACGAGTACGTTCAAAGTATCATAGGTAAGCCTGAACTTAACGGGCTCGACGGGGAACTGATTGTCGGCAGCCCTTTCGCTAAAGATTGCTATTTGGCAACTAACTCCGGTGTTATGTCTAAAGACGGCACGCCCGATTTCACATACCACATTTTTGACAAATGGGACGACAAGCGTGCGTTCGCAGATAGATATGCGTCGCTTTCAGCGCACAAAGATCAGGCCCGTGTTGAAATTGTTCCACACAGATGGGCCTACGCAGAAAGCGGACTTCTTAATGTAGAAACCTCGTTTCTTGAAATGGGTGCCGAAGGTATCATGGTCCGCAGCCTGCAAGGTATCTACAAGCACGGGCGTAGCACTGAAAAGGAAGGGATTCTTGGTAAGCTGAAGCGCTTTTGCGATGAAGAATACGAAGTGATCGGCTTCGAGGAAAGGATGCATAATGGAAACGAAGCAACAGTCAACGCGCTGGGTCACACTGAGCGTTCATCCCACAAGGAGAACAAGACCGGTCGTGGCGACCTCGGGGCACTTGTCCTTCAAACAAAAGAAGGGCTGGTATTCAAATGTGGGACCGGTTTTGACGACGCCGCGCGATACCACATTTGGGTCAACCGTCAAAATTACATTAGAAACTTTGCCAAGGTAAAGTCGTTCAAGATTGGAGTTAAAGATGCTCCGCGCTTTCCTGTGTTCATTGGTTTCCGCGACGAGATAGACCTATGATGCGGCCAGCCATAATCTACATCGGGGCGCTATTAGTGCTGGATATTGTCGGGATCATGCTCAATTGGTACGCCGTTGTTAGCTCGATCGTCAACGACAACTGGCTCAGCCTCGTCCTGTCCTCGCTAGGGCTTGCACTTGGTATATCTGCCATGCCTAGTTTACTCAGGTTGTATAGGAGAAAAGCGTGGACTTCAAACCGAGCGTGATAGAAGGCAAACCTGGGGACTTAATAGACCTCGTGTTAAAAAACAAAACAAGGCTTCGTATTAGAGCGGAGTCCTTGGACATCAAGGATGATTTCTTTTTTGGATTCACAGAAGATGGCAGGCGCTTTGTCGTGCCTGTTGAAAATGTGAATTTTTCTGTAGAATATCGGTTTGAAACATGAATAATGAATAATGAATAATGAATAGTGAATAGTGAATAGTGAATAGTGAATAGTGAATAGTGAATAGTGAATAATGAATAGTGACTTGTTACTAGCAACAGAGTGGGAAGTGCGCAAATGCCCTCTCGCAGATGCGCAGGACTTCATCTCGAAGCACCACTATGCCAAGGGCGGGAGCAACACTGCGGTTTATACATTCGGAGCGTATCGACTTGGAGACAGCACCTTGCGTGCAGTTGCATGGTTCCTGCCACCAACAAAAGTAGCCTGTGAGTCAGTAAATAAGGCCGAGTGGAAGCGTGTTTTAGGGCTTACAAGAATGGCTGTTTTGCCTGGTGAACCAAAAAACATGTGCTCTTATCTTTTGGGCAAATGCGTGAGAATTATAAGGGCAGATGGGAGGTTTGTAAGTCTTGTAACCTATGCGGACGAATCGCAAGGTCACACAGGGCATGTCTATAAAGCGTGCGGGTGGGATTACATTGGCAGGACAGGTCCATACACCAGATGGGTTGATAAAAACGGGCGCCAAGTTTCACAAAAATCTACAAATAACAGGGTTACATCTGTTATGTTAGAACTGGGCCATACAAAAGTAGGTGCATTTTATAAGCACAAATACGTTAAGCATTTGCAATAGCCAATACACACTTAATCCATTTTGGAGAAATGAACTGAAATGCTAATCATTAACGATTTGCACATCGGAGTAAACAGGGCCGGCGGCACCACTCCGCAATCTCAAGCTGCGTTGCGCGAGTATCTGCGTGACGGGTTGAGAACATTGTTGGAGGGCGAAGAAGAAATTGTCGTAGTAAACGGCGATCTATTCGACAGCTTTGATGTTGGCAACTTTGAAGTAATCAAGACTGCCAAGATATTCTTCGACTGGCTCAATAAAAACAAGAGCGGCAATCTGTATTTTATTGCTGGGAACCACGACTGGCAGCCGAAAGCCGAGAAGGTTTCTAGTTTCAACACTCTCTGCTACATGCTTCAGTTTTCAGGCCGCTCAACTTGGTTTGGTACCGTCGGATTTTCTCATGTGTATGAGAACGTGAGTTGTATTGCGCACATGCCAAATCAAGAGATGTTCAACACCGAGATCGCCAAAGCCGTCGAGTTCGACGGGAAGGGGCGTTATCTTCTTCTGCACTGCAACTACAAAAACGGATTTGCAGAAAACAGCGACCACTCCCTTAACCTTTCCGACGAACAGGTTGGGGCTTTGATGGAGTCCGGCTGGACCCTCGTGCTTGGCCATGAACACATTGGCCGCACATTTCGTGGCGGAAGAGTGATTATTGTTGGAAACCAGTTTCCATCTTCCGTAGCCGATTGCATTGGAGATGAAGACAAACACTGTTTGCGCATCGTTTACGGAAAAGCGCATCTTGAGCGCACCTGGTCGTCTTACGAAAACTATATCGAAGTCGACTGGCGACTGCCCCCTGTATCGGATAAGTACCGTTTTATCCGTGTGACAGGGAACGCGACCGCTACCGAATCAGCAGAGGTGATCAGGGCTATATCCAAGCTCCGGCAAACTCATCAAGCGTTTGTCATCGGTAACGCTGTGAAAATCGAAGGTTGCGACCTCAACGATGAGATTGCGTCTAGCGTCGAAGATATCGCCGTTTTTGATGTTGCGGCAGCAATCATGGAGGAGTTGACAGAAGAAGAACGTGCTGTTGTGAAAGGTCTGCTAGAATGACAACTAGAGTGGAACCTGTCGATCCGCACGAATCGCGCCGGATTCGCAACAAAGCAGCCTGTTCACTCAGAGAAATGGCAGACAGGCTGGATACAGATGAGTACGCTTCAGAGGCCACTGTTACTATTGACTTCTTTTACGAGGAAGCAACCGAGATTAATTGCTATCCAGACCTGTCTCCTCGTATACCAACTGGTTATCTGATTACCATAAAGGCGATGTTCCCAAGAAAGGCAACAAATGCTCAATAAACTAACGTTACAATACTTTCGTCGCCACGAATCGCTGAGTATTGACTTCACCGCCGGTATAAATGTGATGAGGGGGGCTAACGAAGCCGGAAAGAGCACAATCCATCAGGCGATTTCCTATGCCTTGTTTGGGGCCAAAGCATTGGGCCAGCCCATTGATGAGGTTGTGACGTGGGGTATTGAACCGAGAAAGCTCAAGGTCACACTCGTGCTGACGGCCGGCGGCGTGAAGCACACCTTTACCCGCAGTAAGGGTGGTGCTGAGGTCGTCGTCGATCTTTTCAAGGGGCCGTTTGTCACTGGCCAGACAGAGGTCAGCAACTTTGCCGCGTCCCTTCTCGGTGCCGACGCGACGAGCGCATCCAAGCTGCTGATGGCGTCACAAAACGGCATTCGCGGGGCTCTCGAAGAAGGCCCGAAGGCGTTAAGCGAAATGATCGAGGATTTGGCTTCGTTCGACACGTTCGACCGCATCCTTGACGCAGCCTCGAAGAAGCTCGCGCTGGGGTCCGCGACCCTGATCGAGGCCCAACTCAAGGGAGCGGAAAGCACGCTGGCGACCGCCACAGCCAGCGTTCCGCCCCGACCGGATGAGGATGCCCATGCCTCTGCAATGCGCTCTCTTGAAGCCAAGGCGTCGGCCACAGAGGCATCGCTGCCCGGCTTGAAGGCTGCAGCCGATGCGGCTCTGTCAGCCTGGCAAAAGGGATCGGCTGACTTCATGCGCAAGTGCGTGATGCAGGGCAAGATCGATGAGTTGCTACGCAACCTCACCAGCGCTCAGGACCAGGTTGCCTCGCTCACTAGAGAAGCAGACAGGCCAATTGACACTCAGCAAATCGAAAGTCTGAAATCTCAAATTGTTGATGCCGAAGGTTATGCTGCGCGAGTCGAGGCCTACACGTTGTTTCTAAACCTGCCAGCAGGCCGCACGTGGAAAGGTACGAAGGATTCTTTCTACACCTGTAGGAATATATGCAACTCGAAAATCTCTCAGCTTGAAGCAGAGGCCGCTCAATTGAGATTCGATGTAAAAACCTACAAGGCACAAAGGTTCGATTCAACTACTTGCAGCAAATGCGGGCAGACCTTGCCAGACATCGACAACATCGTCGCCGTTAACGCTGAAGTAGACAAGAAGCTAGCGGAATGCGCGGCTCTGCAAGCCGTAAATTCAAAAAATCTTGAGAGTGAGCGCGATGATAAAAGTAAGCTCGAAGAGATCGACGCTTACGCTAAGAAGCTGAGTCCCAGTTATAAAAAGCTAATCGGATATTGCATGTTCGACGACGATTACTATCCGATGAGGCTAGTGTGGCAGGGCGCTACGCCATGCGGAAAAGCACCGGACCTAAACGGCCTGCGCCAGGCCCTGGCCATTGCTCAGAGCGAGGTCAGGCAGATTGAATCGGCGCGCGCTCGCCTAGAACTGGTAAAAGAGCAATTCGCAAAAGCGGCGTCCGCCTACAACGATGCTGAAACCGAACTGCGCATGTTTTCTTGTCCAGATGAAGAAGGTGTGCTGAAGCTGACGGCGGATAAGGACTGGGCTCTTGGAGCAATACAAGATGCTCAAGACGCGATTGCCAGCTACAAACGGGAGATTGAAAATGCAACGCGCGAGTTTCAAACAGCAAAAAGTATGTGGGCCAGCGCTCAGGCTCGCGTAGAGGACGCAAATAGGCTCATCGAATCGTGTCGTTCTGACCTCAAGGTGCTTGGGTTCAACAACGCCCTGGTCGCCAAACTTAGAAAGATTCGCCCACTTGTGGCCAACAAGCTGTGGAACACGGTGCTGGCTTCTGTCAGTGTTATGTTTTCGCAAATGAGAAAAGAGGAGTCCTGGGTAGTTAAGGATTCTGGAGGTTTCAAGGTCAACGGTCAGGCAGTAGAATCTCTTTCTGGCAGCACACTTGACATTCTCGGTTTGGCCATTAGGTGCGCTTTACTGCGCACGTTTCTTCCGCAGTGCGGATTATTGGTGCTGGATGAGCCGATGCATGGTTGCGACGCAGAAAGGTCCGAAGCTATGCTCGGATTCCTTAAAAGCGCCGGTTTTAAGCAGACGCTGCTGGTGTCCCACGAAGAGGTCAGCGAAAGTGTTGCTGACAATTTAATTCAACTGTGATTGGAAATCAAGATATGAGTCAGTTAGTAAACGTTGAAGCTTTGAGACTTAGGATGCGCAAAGCAGAGGACGAAATCAACACTGCAATAGATCAGTTCAAACTAGATACCGGATTGTTTGTAAAAGCTGTCACCATAACCAACCTGGACACCTCAAATATTGTGGCAAAAAGCGCGTATTCTTACGCGAGCATAGAAGTGTCTTTTGAGTTGTGAGCAAACAATGAGCGAAGATAGATTCAAAGGTGTCATGCTTGGGTTACTTGAAGACGACGAGGGTGTTCAGCATATCGGTATTTCAATCGGAGGAACCAAATGTGTTCTTACCCTGAGAGGTGCTTTTTTACTGTTCGAGCAACTTGGAGACTTTCTTGAAGCAGCCGGAGTTCTGGAAACAGACGAGGAAGAAACCGAGTGTGCTTTCACAGAAAGGGATGGTGACGTAAAATGCCATTAGAAAAATGGGACATGAGAATGTTAAGGCTCTGCTTCCACATTGCAGAGTGGTCGAAAGACACATCAACAAAAGTCGGTTGCGTCATTGTAAAGGGGCGTAACAAAGTTGTCAGTATGGGGTACAACGGCCCGCCGGCCGGTGTCAATGACCAGTTTGACAATAGAGAGCAAAAGCTGTTAAGAACTCTTCACGCTGAAGATAACGCAATTTTGTCAGCAAAAGAACCTCTTGACGGCTACACGGCTTATGTGACCCATCCGCCATGCAGCAACTGCGCGGCTAGGCTGATTCAAAGTGGCATTGTCATAGTTGTATTCCCAAAACCCGACCCTGCTTTTATAGAAAGGTGGGGGGCCTCTTACAATGAATCCATTGAGATGTTTAACGAAAGTGGTGTAAAAATAGAGACAACAACTGACCACCAAACTCTTAACAATTTCCTTTTGACAAAGGAAGAAGAATGACAATATCAGCCCACATCATTGCAGACTCAATGAACACATCTGGCGTCCGTATCACAACAATGGAGCTGATATATCCAAGATTCATTCATGCCGAACTGATGACTCATAGGGTATTTAGCAGGAACGCTAGTTCGAGCAGGGCTATTCCAGTAAAGAAGATGTTGTCCGATGTTTGGCACAACCCGGCCGACCCTATCCACTGGGGTGCGAACCAGCCTGGCATGCAGGCCAACGGCGAGTTGGAAGGTCTGAAACTGAGAGTGGCAAAGCTTCTGTGGAGGGCTGCCGGAAAAATGGCATGCGTTCCGGTCAAGCTTATGTCAATGATTGGTTTGCATAAACAGGTTGCAAATAGGATACTGGAGCCTTGGCAGCATATTCATGTCGTCGTAACATCAACGGAATGGGATAACTTTTACGCCTTGCGTTGCCATTCAAACGCTCAACCTGAGATGCGCGAACTGGCAGAAGCCATGCAACTAGTACAGAACTTGAGCAGCCCGAGAATCCTGAGCGTTGGCGAATGGCACCTTCCTTATGTAAGTCACGAAGACAAGAAAGAAATGGAAATCGAGGACGCAATTAAAGTCTCTGCCGCTCGTTGTGCCAGAGTGTCTTATTTGAACCACGGAGGGGTCAAGTCAAGCCTTATTCAGGACCACAGGCTGTACGATAGGCTTCTCGGTGCCTCTCCACCGCACATGTCACCGGTCGAGCACCAGGCTGTGGCGACCACGGGGGCGATGCGGTACGCGAACTTCCGTGGATGGATTTCTCACCGCTTCATGGTGGAAAACAGGCCAACCTGACGCGCGCCAGATTCGCTAGAACGGGCTGTGGGCCACAAAGTTTTGAACTTTTGCCCACAGCCCGTTTTTGGGCCATTGATTTAATTGAGTTATTTCACACGTCCGCTGTTATGCGAACGACATTTGTTCCGTCCGCGAAAAGGATGGCGCGCTTGGTCTGAGCCACGACAACCCCTGTCCCGCCCGATGTCTTAAAGGTGGTTGTGAAAGCTCCTGTGTTACTGCAAAACACAACTGCCTTCCAGTGATTCGGAACAATTACATTCCTATTGTCTGTCAGCACCCCAGTGGTCGTAAGGTATTCACACCTTGCCTTTTCGGCCGTCAATGTAACATCAGCGGTAGTTACGCTCTGGCTAGCTTTACTGGTTATATCTGCTGGTTGATAAAAAGCCCGATAATCGAAATGATCTGTGACTGTACTTGCTCCGGTAACAGCTAGGTACAACGGCAAGTTTCCAGGGGTAAATCCAGTTGTGTTACTTGAAACAACACCGGCCCGAGTTGCTTCGATATAGTTATTCGCATTTGCAGTTAATACCAGTGCGGATGCATTATTTGCTATTGGCGTAAGAACCCCATCAGTTAGCATATATCCGCCGTAATAGAACCAGTTTAGTCCTGTGCAAAGAGATTCCCTCCTTGCAAAAATAGTGGCCGGGCTCCCCGCATTAAAAAGGTTGTTTGCAGTGACCTCTTTGCTGGCCTGCGACTGGACAATCAAATCCAAATTAGATGTACTTGAAGACATTTTATATCCTTAAGATGTTGGAAGAGGCAGACTTGGCTCTGGGAACAATACGGCAGATATCCCTTTTACAATCCTAATCGGTCCAATATAACCGGTGAAATATTGCGAAGCTCCATCTGACGCCCTACCAATATAAGTTGTCCCAACAGGTGTCGGCACAGAGCCTGACACAGAGCCTGATGTTGCAACCGCGTCGATACCGACAAATACAGTGTTTCCAGATTTCTGCACAGTAGCGTAATGCCATGTGTTTATCGTTGTCGCTGGACCAGTGATGCTATAAGAAGAACCGTTGTTAAAGCTAAACACAAGGTTGTTGTTTATCACCGCGAAGATGTACCCGGTGGAGCCGTTCCACTCGTTGACAAGGCGATAGGTTCCAGAAGACATGTCTATTGTTCTATTGAACCACAGTTCAATAGAAAAATCGTCTGAGCCAAAATCAAGATCGCCGCTGACCGTGGGTACTGTCAAATAATCACCAGAACCGTCGAAATAACCAGAAATAGAGAACGGATATCTGTTTGAACTAATTGTTGTGTTTCCGGTTACAGTTACTGTTTTGCCTTTTGTATCGAGCAAATTATCGCGCAGCGGCATTGAAAGGACCACGCTACTCCAATACGCATCACCAGAACCTTCTTCGTAAGGCGAAGTTGGCGGAGTGAAAGCTCCAGTATACCTAGCCACGCCTTTTGTTATTCTGAGACCTGAAATGTTTCCAAGTAGGGCTTGCCCACTGTCCTCTCCAATAGCCAAGCTATACGTTGTTGATGGAAATGCTGTAATAGTCCCGTTAAACTTAGAAACTCCGTTGATATAACAAGCCGCGCTAGTGGATGATGCTAGAACAATAGCGACGTGGTTCCACCGATTTAGCGCATAAGAACCGGCCCCGGCTGTAAATCCGCAAACTGGAGAGCCTGTAGCTTCAAAAAACCAAATCGCTCCATCCGACCTGAAATTTACCTGACAACTCGACGAGCTTCCGTTTGGACCAAACAGCAATACACGGCAGTCTGTAGTGTTCGTTCCTCGATAAAGCCAAAACTCTATCGTCATCGCGCCACTGGCTAGGTTGAAATCGTTTGTAGCCGACAAAGACAACCTATCGCCTGAACCGTCGAAATAAGCAGACGATCCCCACAGGCCGTGGGCAGATGCCTGGTTCGTATTCCCAAAAGTTGTGATTGTATTTCCCTTTACGTCAGTAAATGTTGTGCTTCCGATTGCTGCATTCATTTGTGCCTGAAAGACGACATAAGCAAAATACGAATACGAAGCTGATGAAATAAAGGCTCCTACAGTTGAATATCCTCTGCCGACAACAGATGAAAGTTGATAAAGCTTTGCGTAAATACGACTTTGGGCAGCCCCAAAATCAGTAATTTGTTGTGAAGCAGTATACGCACATGTTTGGTTAGAGGAATTTATTGTTCGCTTAACTGTTGAGTACGTATCGTTTGAATAAATATCAAGCTCGTAAGCTTCTACGGTCTCTCCCAATCCCGCGTCAACCAAATCCCTCCACTCACCATCTGTCCTTGATCTACGAATCCAAGAAAAATTCCAATCCGAAGAAGTAGGCGAGTTACTGCCAACAAAATACACGGGCGATAGCGGCTTCAAATTCACACCGGTATATGTAAAAGAATAATCCGTGTCTGTGTCTATCGACTGCCCGTAAGTTATACCGCGATACTCTCTAGCCAATCCTATTGTAGAAACATACATACCTATAAAAGACAAGGCCGTGTTATCTAGCAAAATCAACTTATCGTCAACGGCATGCGTGCTCATTACCCATTCTGTTCCAAATCTGCCGCGCAGCATGTCGGTCAATACGTAACTGTCTGTGCCAACTAAAGTGCATTTGGCAGCCGCAATGATCTCCCATCTGCCGACATTTCCGTAAGCAAAATAATTTGATCCGTTTAGAACAGCTAATTCAGAAACACTAGACAAATCACCATTAAGCATTGTAACTGCCAAAGAACTCGACTTGTCCCAAAGCCTTGAATCGACAGCGCCAATTGTATTTGTCGCATTTCCGACATCAACGCCTGGGGGTCCGAACAACTCAATATCAGTCCATGTAGTCCCGCCGTCGTCTGTGCGGACAAGAAGGCCTCCTCCCCATCCAGCATTTTCACCATACATACCTGCGATAAAACCAGGATCGTCTTGAACGTCATCCATGTTTGGTATATCAAGTAGGTGATAAAACGACTCACCGACAAGTGGAATTGTTTGAGTGGGCAGAGATGAACTGCTTACCCCTACGGCGGCAGGAGTGTATACAGCCGTCTCATTGTATCTACCCTTGCACTCCAGCCTGTCGTCGCTAGTGTAATCTATCGCGGTTAAGCGAACACTCGCTGTTCCTTCTGAAGTTGGCAGATTGATTACGTCTCCTGGTTCAAGATGATTATAAGTTGCCGGCAATGTGAACATAATCTGCCAACGCTCAAGCCACGCCAAATACAATAGCACTTCCGCCATCCCAGCAGCCTCTGTCGCGGTCAGGGAAATCGGAAGTTCTCTGGCAATTACATTGGTTGCAGCGGTGTTTCCGCGCTCTGCAAACTGTTCTCCGCGTTCCTGGTCGCGCTCTACGTCGAGGTATTGCAAAGCGATTTTTCGTGGGAGCTGGGTGTCTATCTCGCGGACAGAGGTGATCGTCACCGGGATTTCGTCTCCAGTGTGAGCACCTAGATCGGCGGCGGCAACGGTGGCAACCGCCCCACTCCCGCGGACCTTGAAGGTGATATTGTAGCCTGACGGGACTACGTCAAATGGCCACGCAGCTTGTAACGGTTCGATGGCGGAGCGCAGGCTGGCGCGCGAGCCAATGCGGTAGCCGCGGACTTGCTGGGTAAGTGTCGTCACGTCGATGTCGCCGGAAGTGAGAATGCCGGAGCGCAGGCATTCAGCCGACACTATGCTACCCAACTCGACCGGGAGGGCACCTGAGGATTGCTTGGTTATGCGAAAGCCCTGGCCCGTGCCAGATGGGACAGCGATCAGCAGAAAATTCCCATAGAACGCCATGTGGTTCAACCCGAGGTTGGGTCCGTCGTAGTAGGTCCAGTTATCAACCCCGTCCGGGCTGTAGTAGCAGGTTCCATTCCCTCCGCCGTCTCCTACCCAGACGTTGTCGCCGTCAGAGAGCATCC